CTGGAGTATATTATGTAAAAACTCCAGAAAATTCTGGAAACCTTGTATTAATGCATCCTGCATATGATATGATGACCAGGGACTGGAGTGGTTATAACATAGACAATTATAACGATATTAATAGTTTAATTATGACATATACATCTGCAAAAGGACTATTATATGTGTTTCCTTCATGGGTCAAACATTATGTTGAGTCCAATAAAAGTGATGAAGAACGTATTTCCATATCGTTCAACATTGCATAATTCAATGTATGACCTAACACTTTACACCTACCTTGCACCCAGTAAAGTCTGTGGTGGGGTGGGTGTTTTTTCTTTATGTGATATTCCAAAAAGCACAATGCTATGGAAAGCACGACAAGATGCACAAAAGATATCGTGGAGTAACATACCAGAATGGATGCAACAGCATATCACATCAATTACATGGTGTGACAAAGATGGATTTTGGATTGATTGTGATCTTGATAGAATATATCAAGCATACTATGTCAATCACTCTGATGATCCCAATATAGGAATTAACGAGAACGAATATTATATTACAATCAAAGACATTAAAAAAGATGAAGAGTTGTTGTATAGATATTCTAAGACAGAACAAACTTGGACATGAGTGCATTAATTTGTAACCTCCCCTCAGTTGAGGTGTGGGTGCGTAAAGAATATCTAACTGATCATCAAAGTGGTCATGGTGAATTTGTAAAGGGTATTTGGGTATCATGTAAATCGATTCCTGGACGTGCTTTTTACTTTGAAACCTACTTACCAGAGTATGCGGCAATGTATGACAAATTGCCCATCAGTGCTTTTGTAAGTGCCCCTGAGACACCCTCTCCTGACATGAACCTACCTAACCTACAATTCTGGAATTGTATGGACTATGGAGTCATATCAATTCACAAGCAATTTATTGGTTCGATGGATTTTGAGTGCTATACTAGAGATCATGGTAATGTAAAAGGTGAATACATTTGCACGATAGATAATTATCATCAGGACTGTGACCAAATTGATTATGCAACTAGTGAAAATCCAGCTGAACACAAGTCCCATAACTTAATTGAACTTGAAAATGGTCAGTATGCACTGTATCCTAACAATAGAATGCGGATTTACGACAATAGTTTAACTCCTGTTGACCCCAAGATGCCTGATTTTAAGGTATCTACCCAATATTACAGTGTTGAAAATGGTTTTGAGCGACTCGGAATGGGTCGTGAAGACGAATATTTCTGGAAAACTGCAAAAGAACGCGAAAATTTACTCGAAGAGGAAGAAAATGTCTCCAAATAACGATTTTTTAGATAATTTAGCAAACGATCAGCATCAAAAAATGCTAAGAGAGATTGCTAATGATGATCAAACTCCCAAAAAACGGGATTCTCGCAAAAATACTGAACTTTTTGAGACCGAAGAGGAGTATACTATTATTCCTCCTCAAACTTTGAATGAATTTTAATTAAATGCCCTAATAAATAAGTTATAATCGCCGTATTTTTGTGCCTCTAGAAAGGGTAAGTCAAGGATTTAAGGATATTAGCATGTCATTTAAGGCAAATCCCTTAAATGATGACTTGATTGCACTTAAAAATGAAAATGCTATCTCCAGATCAATTCGTAATATTGTTTTTACAGTTCCTGGAGAAAAGTTTTTTCAAGAGGACTTTGGTTCTGATGTAAGTCAATCCTTATTTGAAAATATTGATGACATTTCTGCTTCAAACATAAGAGATCAAATTCAAAGATCAATTGTTAATTTTGAAGATAGAGTTAATTTAAGGGAAGTTAAAGTTCTTCCTGATTTTGATGGGAATGCATTTGATGTAATTATTAGATATGACATTGTTGGAGCTGACATCCCACCTCAAGAGTTACAATTCGTCTTGCAGTCAAATAGATAAAAATGCCACTCGCTAATTACACTAACTTAGATTTCGATCAAGTTAAGACAACACTTAAAGATTATCTTAAGTCAAATTCCAATTTTACGGATTATGACTTTGAAGGATCGAACCTTTCAACAATTCTTGATGTATTAGCATACAACACTTATATCTCCTCATACAACGCAAACATGGTTGCGAATGAGGTCTTCATTGATACTGCAACATTAAGAGAAAATATTGTTGCTTTAGCAAGAAATATAGGGTATGTTCCTAGATCTAGGCAATCATCAAGAGCAACAGTTAGTTTTTTTGTAGATACAAGTAATATTTCACCTACCCCAGCAACAATTACCCTTCATAAAGGTATTGTAGCAACAACAACCGGCAGTTTTGGAAATCAATCTAAAACATTTTGTATTTTAGATGATATTTCAGTACCGGTATTCAATAATATAGCAAGTTTCAATGATATTTCGATTTATGAGGGAACTTTATTAAGTTCTAATTTTACATATAGCACTAGAATCCCTAATCAGAAGTTTATTTTACCAAATTCTGGTGTTGACACGTCCCTTATTTCGGTAACAGTAAAAAATAACGAAAATTCCTCTGCTTTAACAAAATACTCGAACCAAGATAGTTTATTTGATATTGGTGGAGAGTCAAAAGCATATTTTCTTCAAGAAATCTCTGATGAAAGATATGAGATTTTCTTTGGAGACAATATTTTTGGTAAAGCACTTGAAGAGGGTAATTACATTACTGCAAATTACATTGTATCAGATGGAGACTCTGGAAATGGTATTTCTTCCTTCCAGTTTTCAGGAAGATTAACGTATACAAGAAATGCACAGACATATACAGTTACATCGGGTATATCACTCCTAACAACCGGTTTAACGTCCTCTGGGGGCGATACAATCGAGTCTGTGGAGTCTATTCGTAGGTATGCCCCAAGAATCTATGCTGCTCAAAATAGAGCTTTAACAGCAGGTGATTATGAAACATTAATTCCATCTAAAATTTATCCTGAAACCGAATCAATTTCTGTATTTGGTGGAGAAGAGTTAATTCCTCCTCAATATGGAAAAGTTTTTATTAGTATTAAACCTAGAACAGGTGATTTTCTTCCTAATCTTATAAAGCAAAATATAAAAAGTAAATTGAAGAAATTTGCTGTTGCAGGTATCGTTCCTGAAATACTCGATTTAAAATATCTGTATATTGAAGTAGATTCAAAAGTATACTTTAATACCAATAAAGCACAATCACCCGCATTTGTTTCCTCAACAGTACAAACAAATACTAATAAGTATGCAGAATCAACCGAACTAAACAAATATGGTGCAAGGTTTAAATATAGTAAGTTTTTAAAAATTGTTGATGACAGTCATGAAGCAATAACATCGAATATCACTACTCTTCGTATGAGAAGAGATTTAAGAGTTGTTCTAAATGGTTTTGCTGAATATCAAATTGGATTTGGTAATAAGTTTCAAGTAAAAGATCCTGATGGATTTAACATCAAAACCTCTGCATTTAAAATTGATGGAATTTCCCAAGATGTATACCTAGGAGATTTGCCAAGACCTAATAGAGAAACTGGAACTCTTTTCTTCTTTACTCTTCCTAATGTTGGATCACAATCACCATCAATAGTTAGAAGAAACGTTGGTTCGATTGATTATATAAATGGGGTTATTACAATTAATCCAGTAAATATTCAAGGTGGCATGGTAAAAGATGGGCAAACAATTATTGAGATCGAAGCAACTCCGAGTTCAAATGATGTTATTGGATTACAGGATCTTTATTTGCAACTAGATATAAGTAACAGTAATTTTGAAACTGTTGTGGATGAAATTTCTTCGGGATTAGATCCTGCAGGATCAAACTATATTGTAACTTCAAGTTATCCAAACGGTAATCTTGTAAGAGAAGGTGGTAGAGGATCTATTGTAAGAACCTCTACATCAACAACAACAAGTGCTAGACCGACTACAACAACCACAACAACATCTGTACCTTCAACTACCGTTAGTACCTCTGGATCATCAACAGGTGGATCTGGATCGGGCGGCGGAAGCGGTTACTAATCAAATAAGGATAAAATGTCAGAGAAAAGAATTAAAATCAATTCCATTGTTAAAAATCAAGTTCCTCAATATGTAAGAGAGGACTATCCTTTAGTAACCGAATTTTTAAAACAATATTATATCGCGCAAGAATATCAAGGAGCTCCTCTTGATTTACTTCAAAATATTGATAAGTACGTCAAAATAGATGAGACAACAAACTTATCAACGTCTGTTGGATTAAGTACAGTTCTTAATTCATTTGAAAATGTTATAAGTATTGATCTTTCTAAAGACCCTGCTGGAACTGATGGGTTTCCTGATTCCTACGGTCTTTTGAAGATTGATGATGAAATCATTACATACACTGGAAAAACAAGATCCTCATTTACAGGATGTGTAAGAGGTTTTAGTGGTATTACATCATATACATCTCCTTCAAATCCTGAGCAATTAGTTTTTGATACAAGTGTTGGTGTTGCACATACTTTTGGATCTAGAGTTGAAAATTTATCAAATTTATTTTTAAAAGAGTTTTTAACTAAAACAAAATCTCAAATTTTACCAGGACTCGAAGAACGTTCATTTAATGAAAGTTTGAATCAAAATGTTTTTCTTAAAAATTCAAAAGATTTTTATCTGAGTAAAGGAACTGATAGATCTTATGAAATATTATTCAAAGCACTTTACGCAGAAAATGTCAAAATTGTAAGACCTGGTGAATTTTTATTCACTCCTTCAAATGCTCAATATAATGTAACTAATGATTTGGTAGTAGAACCAATTAAAGGTGATCCAGTCAACCTTGAGTTGATGACTCTTTTTCAAGATGCATATGATGATCAAGAAAGAGCGTATGCCCCTATTTCTAATGTTGAAACAATAATCACTGGTACAGGTCAAACATTTTATAGATTAAGTGTAGATGCTGGATCTAATAAAGATATTCGAGTAGATGGATCAATATATGGAGCATTTGGGGTTCAACCAAAAACAAGACTGATTGGTAACGCTGGAATTGGTCTGACTGTACTTGATGTTGATTCAACTATCGGATTTGCAACTAGTGGAACATTATTTGTTACATTTAATGATACTTCAACAGGTATAGTTTCATATACCTCAAAATCAAACAATCAATTTTTTGATGTTGACGGAGTAAGTAAACCTATTCTTGATTCTACTATTGTAGGAGTGAATACATTTGCTTATGGAAGGTCAAAAACTAATTTTGATGAAACTATTGAAGTAAGAATAAGTAATGTAATTGCCGATTGCGAGCATCCAAATACGTATCATCAAGGGGTTGATGATACTATTTTAATCAAAACCTTAGGTATTGGTAATACTACATTTAAATATAGAAATTGGTATTACAACACTGCACCTTCATATGATATTGCATCTTTTACGTTAATAGATTCATCAGACAACACATATCGTCTGTATCTCAATAAGGATCATTATCTTAAAGTTGGTGATAGAATAACTTTAAGTGGAAATGTTTCGGGTGATAAACCATTATCTACGGTAACTAAAATTATTACAGAAAGATCTGTATTGGTAAAAGGGCAGGGAGAGTTAAATAGCACGGAAAATTTTATTGCTAAACGGTCTCTCTTAAAAGCAGAATCAAATAATTTTCCAGGTGCTGCGGTATATTCTGCAAACATACAAAATTTATATAAGAAAAAGTATGAAGATGATATTATTGTAGCGTCATCATCCATACCTTTTTATAATGCAAATTCTCTAAATGTAACATCTAGATCGGTCGAATTTTCTGGAACCTTTATTGGTGATGAATTTGAAATTATCCTTACCGGAGATCATGGTTTTTACACTGGAGACGCTTTATATTACACTCCAGAAATAGTAGAAGAAACATCTACTAACAGACAGACAGGAATAACAACTACTAAGTCAGTTCTTGGATCAACTTTATTTGATGGTAATGATGGTGGAGAGGGTTTATATTTTGTAGAAAGAGTTTCACCCAGAAAAATCAAACTGGCAAAAAGTAGAACTGAACTCTATAATCAAAATTATATTACACTTAACAG